TATCAGTGAGATAAACTTTTGAGGATTCTCCCAATATATTAAATCCAGTAGATTTGATATTATAACCATCCGGTTTTACATGAAATTGATTTCCATAACACAATTCATATTGTGCATTTTGATTTAGAGTTGCATTCAAATTCCTTCTAATTATAACCTTTGTAATATTAGATGTAATTGCATTTCTATCAACAGAATCTATAATCTGCTGTGTTTTACTATATTTAAATCTACCACCAAATTTATTTAAATTAACTGATTTTGAATGTTGTGTCAGAGTATTAATAATTTTTGTTTTTAATTCTTCGACATTTGAAACAAATGAATCCGTATAATAAACACTTGATTCTAATTCAATAAAAAGTAATTTTAAGTCTACTATTTTTTGATTGATACCAGATACGGAATATTGTCTCAACTTTGATAATATCTGATTCTTATTAAAATCTGATATGTAATTAGCACCTCTGGGTTTAATACTGATCAGAACATTACCATATTGAGGTGGATCCATTTCTTCTCCACCAACAACAGAAAGAGACTCGGTATCTGGATAAATTCTCTTAATTATAGATTCATAATCTTTTGCCGTAACAGCTCTATTCTGAGATGAATATGATAATGGAGCAAAATAACGAATTGAATCTAATGGTTCTATATCGGCACCATTTTGGGACTTGATGCTATCAATAGTTAATGTGGGAGAAGGAAATGTAAGAGTATTAGATTCATCCTTTATGGTTCCCGCAAAAGAAAACTGAGAAACATCATTTCCATCTTCACCATCTGTTATCAAGTACTTTACTGTAATTATATTACCATCATCTCCCGATTCCGTTCCGAGTTTTTTACCAAAAATCCCATCACCAAATCTTAGTTCATATTTTTGATCATCAATTTCTCTAACAAAATAAACTCTAGAATTTTTATCAATATCAATAATATTATCAATCTGTTTATATTCAGTACCATCACCATCATCACCACTTCTCTTTATATAAACTTTTATTGTTTCTGTATCAATAAAAGAATTTTCAAGAACAAACCTTTGATTTATTGAAGCATCAAATGTAAATGTTTTTGTGAGGAAAGTTCCTTGGTATATGTCAATAGAATTGAAAGAAACCGTACTTCCGTTTATAATTCCGGTTATTGGTTCTATAGTAGAAAAAATATAAGAAGTATTACTAGTACTACCCGTACATACAATTCCTGGTTGAAGAACTACATTGATAAGATCTGAATCCGAATCATTATTTGGAGTAACACTAAATGATATCGTAGCCTTTGATGCCTTCCTGGAACGAGGCAGATATCCTATATTAGATGCCAAAGAAACCACGTTTCTTCTTACTGTTGCAGAATCTAAGAAGGATTCATTAACTGCCATGTTAGTATTAAAGGCAGTTATGTATGTATTATATGCTAGCGTATCAATCAATACTGAAAAATTAGACCCTTCAAAGTCAAAATCCGAAAAATTTGAATTTGAACGTAGATAATCCTTGATGGATGTCTTTATTTGATCAAAATCTAGATTAGAAAATTTAGTGAAAGGCATTTTAGTATCTCGTTGCCTCTAATAGAAACGTATATTCTTGTGTTGGAAATGATTGTCCGATAATATCATATGAAATTGTAACCTCAAAAGTGTTTTCATCCGGTGATGGAAAGACATCTACACCAATATTATTCACTCTTGGTTCAAAATTTTCAATTGATGTTTGAATTTGTTGTTGAATAATCGATGCAGTTCCAAAATCAACAAATTCAAACAAACTACCATAGACATCGGACCCAAATAATGAATTAAAAAACTTTTCTGTAGGTATTGTAAGCACAATATTTTTTACAGAACGGCGAATTGCCGATTCATTCTTTAATATGGGAAAATCTTTCGTAACTGGATGAGGTTCAAATGACAAACTTATGTCCTTAAACGCTCTTGATGTTCGTTTAACCGCCATCGAACAGAGTTTTTATTTATTTATACCCTCATTTTGAGTATCTTCTTGCTCTTTTGCCGTTTTCCAAAAATAATTCTCATCATTTCCGAGTCCATCACGATCGTGTCCGTTTTCAACTTGGTAGTACACAGTCGAAACCTTGAAATCGGGCACTTTTGGATCTTTAGGAGTCAAACTATTGTCATAAATTCTGGTTCTATTATTTGGATAGAGACAATATTGACCATTATCAAGTTCAATAAGGTTATGTGACTTGTGTTCGGACGGGTTTTCACTGGTCGCATAGTCAATCACATCAGGATCCTGATGATAATTGTCCAGAGTACATACATATGTGCCCGTCTGAGGTCCATAATCCCTTGTATAGACCTCGTAGTGCATAGAGCCAATAAATTGCTTCTGTACCGTCACCACACCATAGTCCATACAGTTCCAGAACTGTAGATTATGAAGTGTCATATCCGGATCAGGAAGTACAGGTTCACTTAGAAAAGCACTAATCGGTAATTTATCATACATTGCGGCATATTCCGGCAAATATGTCTCAAAATAAAAAGCGCGTCCGGGAATCGACTTAGCCGAAACCCAAACGCCCTTTACAAATTCCCCGTGCCCACTTTGATGATCTGTTAGATATTCCTTACGAACCCATACTTCCACTGAAGGTAGATTGGTTATCAAACATGCCATGTTGCTTTACAAAACTATATTATCTAGTTATCTCTTACCCTGCCCTCTGTACATCTTAGAAGCAGAGTTACGAGAAGTTGCGGTCCTCTTACTGTGCTTTCCATTACCCTGACGAGTTTTTTTCGGTTTCGACTGTACGTAACCGTCCTTAATAAGTCCTACTTTTGCTCTAGCCATTTAGATCCTCCGTGATCATTAGTGATAATAGTTTTCAGGTGCTCCGGATTCGGTGATCCGGTTTCATAAAATTCAATCGCAAGATCCTGCATGATCTCCAAATACTCATCCTCCGTAAGATTCGTAAAAATACGTTTGTTCTTACGAAGAATGGTGTATCGATCAGATGACACGGGTCTTTTCATGTCCGACACGAATGCGAGGATCACACCAAATTTCAAATCCCGATTCAATCGCATCCAGACAGAATGAGACATCTTCGCCACACATGTCCTGTACTTCACCGGACTCGAAGACTTGCATCTTCGGAGCAAACCATGGATACTTCATACCTTCGTTCTCGAATACTCCGTGCTTAATCAGAAGCCATCCAAAACCCGTATAGTCCACTGTGAATGGTTTCTTGCGCTTGGAAATACTCTCCAGAGTTTCGTGGTTCATCACACCCCCATTGTTTCGGAAGTCATCCTCCTCCAACCAATGAGCAACTGATGTGGTACGACCATCCTCTGTACAGTACCATCCTCCGGCAATGTCCTTCTCCATCAAAACTAACTGCCAGAACTTCTCAGTATTGAATACAATATCACTATCAATCCATAACTGCCAATCGTACTGTAACTTACCGTCCCAGGGAATTTGATCCGGTCCGCGCAGTACATTTGCTCCAAGACATTTACATCTGGCAAAATTGACCATGGAGGAATAGTCTTGCGAAATCTGGATGCTTGCCCCTGCCTGTACAAGATCAAAACAAAGTTGTACAAAACTTTTCAAATACGTGTAAGAAACTCCACGACCGGGTAGACAAAATACAATGGTCTTTCCTTTTACAAGTTCCTTTGCCTTATCATAGTCCCACTCGTCTTCCTTGCTAGGGACTGATGGTTTCTTTGCCTTTACAGTAAATCCTTTAGCCATAATAGAATAAAACTACTTCAGTATCATACCAGTTATATAGTGTTCTGTCAATTAACTTCCGTGATGATAATAGAATCTCCATCGACTTCCATATTGACTTCCGTGCCCTCGTACCATCCATTCTCATTAATAATCCATTCGGGAATTATAACGTAATATTCACCAGTTATAGGATCAACCTCTATGGTCGTAAAATTTTCTGCGGAATTTTTTTGCATTTCATCAAATCCTGTCATCGTTTTTATATATGCCGGGAAATTTTTTAAGAGAGAGAAATTGAAAGGTCGATTTGGGTCGTTTATAGCTTAGGGAAGTGGGGCGTTTTTAGCCACGCCCGCCGACGCTAAGGGGGCATAATACCCCCTAACTGCTGTTCACGAACGAATGCTATGTGTGCCCTCCCCAGTGTTAGTGAAGAGGGCACAATTTGTTATCAGACAGTAACAGTCTGGAGGGACTTGCTACGGATGCTGGTGTTCACAAACCGACCAACAGATTCGCCCTTGGCGATGACATCGTTCAGGGAAGAAACGAAACCGGAGACATCAGCAGACTTGTAATCGTACTGACGACCACCGTTGAATTCGACGGTCACGGTATCACCTTCGGTGGCGATGGTGTTGATAGCGGAGGAGTTGAACTTAGCGATCATGATGTTACCTTTGGTTGTGTGTAGTGAAGTTGTTTAGAGCGGGATGCTTCACCCCCGCTGGTGATAACAATTGAGGGGGAATTTAACCCCCAGAGTTGTCATCCTGCCAGACGCATTCCGTTGGTGAAAGGAATGGTTCTCATTGCCTCTTCTGTCAGGTCAAACATTTGAATGAACCACTCAAATTGTTTCTGAAAAATGAACTCTTGCTTAGTTCCGCAAGTGTAACCGAACTCAGAGAGAAGTGCATTTAGACGGGATTTTGTAGTCTTTGACTGATAACCACCATCAAACAGTTTGAGAGAGCAATCATCAATCTCGGCAATCAGATTGCCGTGGAGATACACGCTAGAGAGACCGTCTTGAAAGATAACGGAAGTGTTATCTTTGCTCCAATTGATGTTACCTTTGACGGCAGCAATCATTTCGGATTCGATCTTACGCATGGGGTGTCGCTTTGTTTGTGACTTCGTCACTATAGGATGGATTGAAGCGTTTTGGGGGAAGTGTGTGACAGTTTGTCGATTGTCTATCACCGACCGTCGGTGTAACTTCCCAGGACATGTTCGCCCAGACGAACTTCGGCATATCCGAATTCTTCGGAGAGATCTAAACACAAACCCCATGCATCGTCGATGTCAACAAAGGAAGAATTTTCGTATGGGGCAGATGGACAGTGGACAGAATAACGCATGAGAAAGTGTTAGTTAAGGGCGAAAAGATCAGGCAAAGTTGTATTGGGTTTGGTTACGATTGTCTGCTGCTTCCCAATAAGTGTAGAAGTCATTCCATGCGGTTTCATTCTCAACAAAGGAGTCGATTCCGAGTTGCTCACATACAAAATCATATGCCATATCTACATCGGCATTTGTGTCATTCACGAAGGACAACATTTGTCCCATGACATAATCCCAGGACTGTTGCATTTCGGGGGAAAGTGTGAAGATTGGAGTTGCCATTGCGTGTGTTCCTTTGACTCTTTAACAATACACGATTTTGAGGTCTGTGCCCATTTTGTGTGACACCTTGTCAACTGGTTTCGGCAGCTGCCTTAGTTGTTACTTAGTGGGAAATTAATGCAGACGGCATCACATAACTGTTTGATTGTTTCATCTACATTTTCGTTAGGAAAATGCGATTCCATAATACAAACAATGTCCTCCATAAGTTGTTCGCGTTGAGTCAACATTTCCAAATCAGTGTTCATTTTGGAATAGGTGAAAGTTGAAACGAAGGACATCAATAATCGGTGTCTCCGTTGATGTACTTCTCAACGTCGAATTCTTCTTCCTTCTCCCATTCTTCTTTGTATTCGATGACATCGAAGATCTCACCTTGAGAGTCATTGATTTCGGACCAAAGTTCGTCAAACATGTTGTTAATTAGTGAAGGGACAGTTAGTGATCAGAATGAGAGGACAATACCATTGCCGTCAGGGTCAGCAATCACAACATTTTGTTTTTGCTTTACCCATACTTTCTTCCAAATAGATTTTCCATTAACTTCACCGACGATAATCTCTGCAGTTCGGGATGATACTTTCACACCTGCTTCTCTGTTGAGAACAAGTGAACAACCGACGGAAACTTCAGAGAATGGAACAATCATTGGAGTGAAATGTCTCAACTTGTATACAATACACGAATTCGGTGCCCTGTGTAGAAATAGTGGGCACCTCTACGATTGTCACAGGTCCTTTAACATTTCATCGATTTCGTCGGTGTTGATGATAGGATCCATCCAACGTACGCCGTCCGGTGTCATTTGACCGAACACGATTTCCAGTGCAGGGATACAAAAATCATAGGATGAATTGCCCCTCACTAAGTTGTACATTCTCTCATCATTTTGCAACCAGAGAGCAACATTCCAGGTTTCATAATTTGTCCACCCGTTGTAATCGGTTCTCTCGGGAATCATGCTGGTGAGTGTGTCCATGAATGAGTTTCTCAACTGTTGATACAATACACGATTTTGGGCGCTGTGCTTATTTACTGTGCCACTAGAACATGTGGCACAGATTGTTGTTAATCAGGCATACACAAAGTAAGATCCAACGGTGTTACGGAAAATGTTAACATTCTCCAGGATTTCACGGCGGTTGTTATAAACAACCTGTGCTCCCTCGAAAGTAAGCTGACCCAGAAGAATCAGCAGGGCAATAACACGAATGGCAGTAGATTTCAGATGGGAGTGAAGATAACGGCGATAGAATTTGCCGAAAGCATAACCAAACTGGAAAGTCTTTTGTGTCATGTTGCCCAGGAAATTAAGGCACCAAAGTATTGCCGTCACGGTGAAGATTTCAGACCCGATGGCATAAACCCGTGTGCCCCAGATTGTGACAGTTTCCAGCACCTCGATTGCGGGTGCCAGATGAAAGAAATTGATTGCGGTCATTTGTGAAAAGAATTCGTGGGGAGTTTGTGAAGAGATTTCTCAACCCACAAAACAACAATAACCCATCACGAAAGAAATCACAAGGGGTTCTGTGCCAGTTCTCCAACTGGTTTTTTTAAATATTCTATTCTCAATAAGACCTCACTATTGAGAATAAAAACCAATCTACGAACTGGCACAGACTAAAAGATATCTGCCAGATCTGTGATGGTAGCATGAACATCTTCATCCCCTTCGAGCTGCAGAATCTCTCGCCAATCCTGCGATTCGATGTCAAGATC